CTAATGTTAGTAGTTTCACGCCCAGATGTTAATGTAGACGCTATTACTGAGTTCGACCCTCAGCAGCGGTTTATTAAGCTACCCATCACNAATTACCTAAAACTGCTTAACATCTACGACACAATCAACCGCCCACAGGTTGCCCTCATCAACGCAGTNAACGATCCCAAGTACAGGTTTATCTGTGCTGCACTNGCACGTCGANTNGGAAAAACTTATATCGCCAACGTAATTGGTCAACTGGTNACACTNGTCCCAGGGTCGAATGTACTTATTATTTCGCCCAACTACAACNTNTCNTCAATCTCATTTGAGCTGCAACGTAAACTTATCAAGCACTTTGACTTGGAAGTAGCCCGTGACAACTTAAAAGACAAAATTATCGAGTTATCAAATGGAAGCACTATACGTATGGGTTCATTGGGAACTGTTGATTCAACAGTGGGTCGAAGCTATGACTTAATTATCTTTGACGAGGCTGCACTTGGTGAAGGCGGCGAAGCTGCGTTTAACGTAGCGCTGCGCCCTACCCTGGACAAACCCAACGCAAAGGCAATTTTTATTTCAACGCCTCGCGGTCGCAACAACTGGTTTTCGCAGTTTTGGAATCGTGGCTTTGACAACAACTTTCCTGAGTGGATTAGCTTACAAGCTGACTACACTGAAAATACTCGTATGGCTGAATCGGATGTTGCGGAAGCACGCAGATCCATGTCAAAAGCCGAATTTGAACAAGAATACTTGGCCTCATTTACTGTGTTCGAAGGCCAAATTTATGCACTAAAAGATGAAGACGTTACAGAAATTCCTGAGGACCTCAAAGGTGAGGCGTTTGCTGGATGCGACCCTGGCTACCGAGATGCTACTGCTTACTGCGCTATCGTTTACGATTGGAACCGCGATTGCTTTTATATTGTCGATGAATACTTAAAATCGGAACAAACCACCGAGCAACACGCTAACGCGTTCCGCGAATACAACGACAAGCATGGTGTTGAGGTCACGTTTATTGACTCGGCTGCAGCACAATTTGCTTCAGACCTTGCCTACTTGTACAACATTTCAACTACAAAAGCCAAAAAAGATGTCTTACCAGGCATCGCGTATGTGCAAACCTTGCTACAACAGGGTCGGCTAAAGGTAGCCCCGCATTGTACCAATGTACGTGCTATGTTTGACCAGTATCGCTGGGATCAACGTGAGGGGCTGCAACGTGAACGTCCCATGCATGATCAATATAGTCACATGGCTGATGCAGTTCGTTATGCTCTTTACACCTACACGGTGTAATGGCTAAGAAAATTTTTACATTGACTTTTTGTTGCTGTAATGCTATAATACTAGGTAATTGTGGAGTACTTTATTCCACCTGGAGAAAATAATGGACAAAACAGAATACGAAGCAATGCTAAAAGCAGCATTTGCCAGTGAATTCTCGTTCTTCTTAAAAGCGGCTGGTTTCCACTGGAATGTTGAAGGCAATTCGTTTCCACAGTATCATGAACTGTTTGGTAAGATTTACGGTGAAGTTTACGCCTCAATTGATACTTTTGCTGAACAGCTTCGTGCACTGCGTATTTATGCGCCTGCCGCATTTGAAGTATTTGACGAAATTTCCGCAGTTGAGTGTCAAACAGGCGTGCCTTCAGCTATGCAAATGACGCAAGAACTTTTAGCTGATTCGGATTTAATGGCTGAGATTTTTCGCGCAGCCTATGCAGCTGCTGAACAAATGGGCGATTTTGGTTTAGCTAACTTTTTAGCAGATCGTCAAGACGCTCACCGCAAACATTCGTGGATGTTACGCTCTACCCTGAAATAATGGCAAAGAATACAAATAAACGGATTCCTGTAAAGTGGGTTCGTGACCGGGCTAAAGCAGCCTATGAAAAGAAAGATCGGTGCCATATCTGTTCAAGTTCACAAGACTTAGAACTGCACCACCTACACTCAGTTACAATACTCCTAGATAAATGGGCTGAAGCAAAAGGTTACGATATTTCAACAGACGCAGGTATTTTAGCTGTTCGTGACGAGTTTATTGATACGCACCGAGTAGAGTTATATGACCAAGTTTACACCCTTTGTAATCGGCATCATGTAGCGCTGCACAGTGTTTATGGTAAGGCTCCTCGCCCTGGTTCAGAGCCCAAACAGGCCCACTGGATTGAAACACAGCGTGCAAAACATACTGGCGAGGCTGCTGAAACAGTTGTAATTCCTAAAAAGAGCTTTGGTAGTTTTTTCTCTGAGTTTACTTAAGGGAAAACTATGTCAAGATTTACAGACTGGATAGTTGAAAAACTAAACCCAGCACAAACACGTATCGCTCAAGAAGCCGGTACACAAATTGGTTCGCAATCAAAGGTTACGTACCAACAAGCTTTTCAAAAATTAGAGTCGGTTAATCGCTCAGTAAATATGCTTGTTAACGCTGCTACTTCACTTGACTACGACGTAAAAGATAAGATTGCAGAAGGCATTGTTACAGGAATTCGTCAAAAGTCGCTTAACACACTTTTAAACTTCCGACCTAACCCTTACCAATCTACACAAGAATTTCGCCAAGCAATCTTCACAGATTTGATCTTGGAAGGTAACGTGTTCGTACACTTTGATGGTGTATTTATGTATCACTTGCCTGCAGCAAACGTAGAAATTTTAACTGATACCAAAACGTTTATTCGTGGCTATCGCTACAATGGTATGGTTGATTTTAAAGAGTCAGAAGTGTTTCACTTCCGTGATTTGAATTCAAAATCTATTTATCGGGGTGCATCGCGGTTAGAGGCAGCTGAACGAAGCATTGCTACACTACACGCAATGAAAGAGTTTCAAGAGAACTTCTTTGAAAACGGAGCCGTATTCGGCTTAGTGCTTACTTCAGAAAACACACTCTCACAAGTTGCAAAAGAAAAAACAATACAGTACTGGTTACAGAAATATTCAACTAAACAAGGTGGCAAGCGCCCAGTAATTTTGGATAGTGGCTTGAAACCTGCACAAGTATCTAATCAAAACTTCAAAGACATGGACTTTGATCAGTCGATCAAAACCCACAACGAATTAATTATGCAATGTATAGGTATTCCTCCAATCTTATTGGCTGGCGGAAATAATGCTAATATTTCACCTAATTTACGGCTATTCTATTTAGAAACAGTAATGCCGATTGTTCGCAAATTTACTTCAAGCCTTGAACGATACTTTGGATATGACATTGAAGCAATTACTAGCTCTGTGTCAGCACTGCAACCAGAATTAAAAGATATTGCTGCCTACCACTCGACATTAGTCAATGCAGGCATCATTACAGCTAATGAAGCAAGAAAAGAATTGCGTTATGAACCAAAAGATGGTAATGACGAAATAAGAATACCCGCCAACATTGCGGGTTCGGCTGCTGATCCGTCGAAAGGTGGTAGGCCCACAGATAATCAGCAATAAAGGGGTAATATGGTAGATAAAAGTAAAGTACTGTTTTTAAACAGTTCATTTATCAAGAGTACTGCCACCGACGGAAAAACAGCTAGTATAACAATCGAAGGGTACGCAAGTACTACGGATATTGATAGACAGGGCGACGTTGTTCCTGTAAGCGTTTGGGAAAAGGGTATTCAGAATTACTTGAAAAATCCAGTAATTTTAGCATACCATGACCATAGCGAACCAGTTGGTAGGATGGTAGAACATAGAATTGACGGCAAAGGGTTATGGATTAAAGCCAGAATCTCTTGGGCAGCCAGTGAGGTGTTCAATCTTGTAAAAGACGGCGTTTTAACGGCGTTTAGTATCGGATTCCGAATCGTAGATGCGGAGTACAACTCAGCTGCAGAGCTGTTTGTGGTAAAGGAATTGGAACTACATGAAATTTCAGTAGTATCAGTGCCAGCTAATCAAAATACACTATTTAGTCTTTCTAAGGCGTTTGATACAGCCGAAGAATTTAAATCTTTCAAAATGCAGTTTGCACCCAACAGCGAATCAGCTAAAGGGCTAGAATCCTCAACGGAAGCAAGCAGCGAAGTCAAAAAGGAAATGGAAATGGATCCAAAACAATTAGAACAAATGTTAGCTGATGCAGCTAGCAAAGCGGCTGAGCAAACTGCAAAAGCCATCGCCGAAACACAGGCAAAAGCATTGGCTGAAAAAGCTGCTGCTGACAAGGCTGAAGCCGAATTAGACGCACGCGTTAAAGCCGCTGTTGCCTCTATCTCTACTGGTGACACAGGTGCTGAGCGCTTGTTGGCCGAAGTTGAGAAGCGCTTGGAAAAAGCCGAAGAAACAAACAAAACAGTGATCTCTGGTTTGGAAGCTGCTCTGAAAGAGAAAGCTGCTGAAATCGAAGCAATCACAAAATCTAAAATGTCTTTCCAAGAAGCCAAAGACGGTATGTCTTATGCTGACAAGGAAAAGGCCGTTATGTTGGCTAAGATGGCTGGTAAGTCATTGGAAGGCACAAAACTTGGTCGTGACTTAGTGCAAAAGTACGGTGCTCACGTTCCTTCAGCTACATGGGAACTCGAAGTTTCTTTGAACCTTGAGTCTGAAGTTCGTCGTCGTTTAGTGGTTGCTCCAGTGTTCCGTAACATTGCTATGCAAACCAACGTGATGACAATCCCAGTGAATCCTGAAGCAGGTACTGCCTCTTGGGTTACTGATGCCAACTTTGGCG